GCATCAACGTCACGGAACTCGCCCGGCTGCAACGGTTGAGCTTCGTCTCTGACCCTGATGCCTCGCATCTTAAATCCGGCTGGTAAATTTGACAAGGTGCCGGCGTCTAATAGTTGTCGTAGAGCTGCTGTTGCAGTTCTAGATAATCCGCCGATCATGTGAATTAAGCCGAACCCATAAAACCCGAGTCCTGGTAGAAATTTAAAGTGAACGAAATAATCTTTACGTTTTTTAGTCTGGTCTTGTTCATCCCAGTTTCTTTTAACGCTTAAGATTTTTCCTGTACCCTCGTCCAAGGTAACTATGTAAGGAAACTTAACGCCTGTAGACTCACCTGTTTGTGGATCTACATCAGCAAAACCTTCTATCTCTAGATGCATGTGTGCTTCTAGTATTGTAAATATTTCATTTTTATCTGGATCAACTCCTGATAGTTCATCTTTCTTTGCATCAATGTCGCTTTCTGAATAAGAAGAATTGTCTCCTAATTCTACATCAGCGTAAACACCTGCTAATTGTTTCATAATGACATCGTTTTTTGTCATTTTTATTTTATGAATAATTGTTTCTGTATCATCTAAACTTGTAGAGGTATATGGAACATATAGATCTTCTGCAGGTACAAACTTAGACACACATCTTCCTAAAAGCTCATCGTAATAAACTTTTTTAAATGTAGAACCTGATAAAGGTAAATTAAATAACATTTGATCAAACTCAGGCTCATACTCTTTCATGTTTATCATAAGTTGATAATTCATGAATTCTTTTACACGTTGAGACTGTTTTACTTTTTCAGGAGTTTCTAAACCCATTATTTGTGTTCTTACAGGTCCACCTGCAGGCATAAGTTCTTTATAAGCTAGTGCCTGGAACTGTGTTACCGCTTCTGCAAGAACAGGGTGGGTAGCCCCACTTGATCCTTGGAAAGGTTCACTTCTGTCTTCGTATTTAAAACCAAGTAAGTCTAAACCGTTTACGTAAGTTTGTTCCCAATCACTTCTTGAAGATTTACAGTCTTCGTACGCTTCTAAAACATCGTTTGATACTTCATTCAGAACATTGTCTTCTAAAAGCTCTGCTAAGTTTTCTTGGTGTCCGGCCATAGCTTGTTCTTGCATAGGTTCACCAAAGTTTACAACAGCTCCCCCGTCTTCAAACATTTGCACGTTTGATTCTTGTGGGTCTTCTGCTTCTAGTTCTATTTCCTCATCATAGACCGTTTTAGAATCTTTCAATTCATCTACGCCTTGATCAGGCATCTTTTTATCAATTGCCATATGAGCTCCTTGTTCCAAATAAGTTTCCTACACCCATCATGTTACCTAACACGTTTTGACCGCTAACACTAGATCCTCCTGTAGGGTTTAGTTCTTTATAAATTTCTTCAATACCTTCTCTGTTTTGTTGAATCTGTTGACCCAATCCTCTACTCGTCTTATCTATTTGTTTGTTCAAATTCATAAAACCACTTCCTGTTGGTGTTTGTAAAAATGAATTCATTTCTTCGTTTTGTGGTATCTGACCCATTGTTGCTGTTTGTCTTGCTTGGGCCATCGCGTTGCTGTCATTTAAATTATAGTTTGGATTGTTTCTAAGAGTTTGCATTCCTTGTCTAGCTAATGCAGGGTCAAGAGCAAACGGATCATTACTTTGAAGTGTATTAACAATACCACCAGCTGCAAACTCAGAACTTGAAGATCCATCTCGTTTATAAAGCATTCTTACAAAAGCTTCAGCCCCTTCTGGATCAACAGCATACATTCTTTCTAGTTTTGCGTTATCATCTAATAAAAGGGCTCTGTACTTTTCATAATCGATTAACTGTAACATCGCACCGCGAGCAGCTTCGTTATATCTTGGAGAGTCCATAATCATTTGCTCCATATCAGCAAAATCATCTAAATTGTCTGTGGTCCTGGATACGTTTTTAATCTGTTCCATATCTGCTACGTGATCAGATCTATGTCCTGTTGAGAAAGGTCCTTTAGGTTTTCCCATTTCTTTTTCTAGTTGTGGGTTTACTCTTTTTAAAAGACCTAGCAAACCACCTTTAAATTTTTTCTCTCTTGGATTAAACGGAATGATATTGTCTTTTCCTTGTTCTCCTAGTTTATCTAATTGACGAAAATCTACTTGAGCTCCAATCATTTCGTTACCATCAAAAATTGGTTTTGGTGTCATGTCACCACCTAGTCTATCTATCTCTAAAATATCGTTCATTCTTCCTACAGCATCATCCATGTATTCTAGATAGTCATTACTTAAACCAGCAACAGGATTGTCGTAGATTTGTTTAGAAACTTTTTCTGTCATGCTTTCAGCTATTCTTCTTCTTTGGTCTGGGTTTAATAAACCAAGTTTCTGTCCTGTTATTATGGCCTCTGCTTCTATTAAACTTCTGTGAAGACCTTTGCCAGTTGGTTCGTCGTAAACTTCGTCAGGAACTAATTTAAGTTGCTCTTCTAATATTTTATTAAACTGATCATTAGACACACCTCTTACATCAACTTTTTGTTTATAGGTTTGTCTTTGACCAAAAGGCTTCATTCCTCTTTTTGCAAGTTTAGTTGCTTGCATAATACCTTCACCAAGAAACTTACCAAACGCTGCATGTATACGGCCACCGTCTTTTTGTTTTGTGGTTGTTCTTTTTAAAGCGTCTTTTAGAAATCTAGTTGCTTCCATAGGGTCTTCACCATCATCAATTAACCTACTAAAAGCGTTCATGGCTTCTCCTATCTGTTCTTGTTCTGCTGCTTGTATCTCTGCCATTGCTCTAGTTCTAGAAGTCATTTCTCCTAAACCACGTAGTGTGTCGTCTGTTTCTTCTGCTTTGTTTATTAAACTTCGTCCCATTGGTTCAAATGCTTTGTTTGTAAAACCACCGTCTTCTGTCATGACGCCTGCTTTTTTTAATTCTTCTACAATTTGTGAAGCGCTTCCTGTTGGCTTGCCTAGAATTTTAGTTTCTGGTGGAATATCTAATCTTTCCATAATGTCAGTTACAAAGTCTTCGTAATCTACTTGGTTCATTCTTTTGTTGTCTACAAAAGCTCTCAACATATCATCATCGTATATGTCCATACGTTTTGGACTGCCCATTTCGTAACCCTCATTTGCCAACTCAACTATAGCTTCTCTAATTTCTGTTTCTGTTTTACCTGTCTCTTTCATCATCCTTTCTATAACAGGTACCTCCGCTAAACTTTTATCGTAAAGACTATCTTGTATTACTTTACCGTCGATTGTTTTTCCTTTGTCTGCTATCGACATTTCATCAAGAACACCTGGCGGTCCTTTATAAGGACCCTTGCCGCCTGATCTTGTAGAGTTAGCCATGTTGCCATAATACTCTTGGTATAAAGCTTTATCTCCTGGCCCACCTGGTAAATCCGTGAGTCGCGTTCCGCTGTCATTTATTTTTAAATAACGTTCCGAGGCTCCCGCGCCACGTCTATTAAAGTTAAGTGGGTGTGATTGCAGTCTTTCACTGCTCATGTAACGTCCTTCTAAAAGATTTACTAACTCATCTTCTAAACTTTCGTTTTCTCTATAAAATAATTTTTCTACTTCTGGTGTGTTTCTTTTATCGGTAAGTATTCGAAGACTTTCTTTAACTTCTTCTTCTCCAAACTCATCAATTAAGTTTTTTTGAAAAACTTTTTGTATTTCACTAGGAGCTGTGTCTACAACTTCTTTTGCAGCGGGATTTGACGACCTCTTTCCAAAAAGAGCCGCTAAACCTTTTAAAACTTTGCTTGCCATTAGTAATACGTTCTCCTACGCTCAGGAAGTTCCTCATCCTCGTAATCGTCGGGGTGTTCTACGAAACCACCTTGTCTAAATCTCATTAATGCTTGAGTCATACTATCCACTAAGTCATCATGTTCGCCTAGTGGGAATGCAGCGCACTCCTCAATCATTTCATCAGCGAATTTGCGATCCGGGTACCAAACCATTCCTGCTTCAAACATCGGAGCAACAGAATTCACTCTAGTATGTTTATCATTTCCCTTACTAGGTGTAAAGTTAATAACTGGTATACCCATTTTGCGTAATTCGTATGTCAACGGTAAACCTGATGCCTTTGCCTCAATAATAACTGTTTCTGGTTTCCAATAGTCGTATTGTTCTTTTGCTTTCTTTCTAAGCTCTGGAAACTCGTATCTATCCTTCAAAACATCCAATAACATAAGCCGCGGTCCACCGTCCTCGAGTTCAAAGACACCCCACGTGCTTATTGCACTAAAATCGGCTGTTTCTTTCTTCATAAACGCCGTATCATAGCTCTGAATGACATGTTGGATGGGTGGTAGCTCGTCTTTTGGCCATTTTTTCCACCAATCACGCTTAATTATGCTTCCTTCGGCCGAAGTTGGGCTTTGTTGGTACTGTGCATTCCATTTTAGAGTCGAAACTGACGCTTTTACAGCTTCAAGTTCCTCAATTTTCCAATATCCAGGCCAAACCGGGTTACCAGAAGGTAAAATTGCAGGAAATTCGATCACTTCCCACTGATCTGCCTTTGGTTCCTTCTGCGCTTTCTGCAATTTGCCTGTTAAATCAGCTACAGACCATCTTGTCATAACAACAATGATACGTCCTCCAGGTTGTAAACGCTGTCTAGGTCCTGAAGTGTACCATTCGTACACACGATCGTACGATGCGGGGTTCATTGCGTCTTGTTCCGAATGTGGATCATCAATAATCAATAAGTCCGCACCACGGCCCGTGATACTTCCGCCGACACCAGCTGCATAATATTCACCACCTTGCGATGTTTCCCATTTACCAGCGGCTTGAGAGTCTTCTCGTAGTCTTGTGTCAAAAATAGTTTGGTAATCTTCAGTATCAATAAGTGTTTTTGCT